GGAACTTCTTGCCGTCTACCATTGGCATAGTTATACTCCTAGTTCTTTCATTACCGCTGCTGATTTTTTGTCGATTGCTTTGGCTGGTGGCATTTTATTGCCGTCATATGGTCTACCCATAATCTCACTAGCCTTTACTGCCTCTTGAATCTTCGCCATAGAAGTTCCATTCGGCTGAATGCCTTGGGCTCTCGCCTCTTTGTAGGCATCCAATTCTTTGTTAAATGCTTTATTCGGCATAACCCTACGGCTATCCGCGTCCCCAGCATTCATCTGGACGCTTAACCCTTTACAGCCGAAGCAACCTTCGACATACTCAGGGTGATACTCCCAGTGTTTCATAGTTGTGTGAAGTTGTCCTCCGTGACTCCAACATTACCTGCAATCAACGATGCTTTGGTGGCATCGTCTACTTCATACTTATACCCGCCACGAAATGCTAGAGGGTAAGTATCAAAGTCTCCGTCAACTAGGTATCTCATCTGTTTCCAAACTCCATTGGTCTGCAAGACTATAGAGATGCCTCTATCAATCTTATAGAACTCAAAGAGTCGGGTATCTCCAGCTGGACCTTCCTCAACGGTTGGTGTTTGGAATAACCATGTTGCCATAAGTCCTCCTAGTGAACTCACCATTAGGCAGGGTTGCCCCTGCCCAACAGTCAATCAACTACTTAGCAGCGATTGAAGAACCAGTTTCGATTCTGAATAGAGCTTCCTCACGGTAACGAGCGAAGCCAAGTACGCCGTACCAACCCATTGGGCGGAAGCGCATCAACTTGTCGGTTACATTACCGATGACGATGTGTGGCTCTTCTGCAACAGCTTCAGCAAGTGCTTGCTGTCCGCAGAGGATTGTATCGAATACACGGGTAACTGGTGTTACTGTGACGGTTGCTGAAGTAGCAACTGCACCAGTGTTAGCAACGGTTAGCGTAATGGTTGTGGTATCGCCAGATGTGGAGATAGCAGCAATCTTAGCATTTGAACCGAGGTTTGTAGCAGCAATCTTGTCGCCAACTTCTGCACGCTGTGCGATAACAGAAGATGATGCAACGCCGATTGTAAATCCTGCAGAAGTTCCTGCAACAGTTACAGCAGTTGTTGCAAGAGGTGTCTGGTCAGCGCCATCCTTAGCGTTTGGCATACGAGAAGACTCAACGAAGAATGCACCTTCGTAGTCTCCGATTTCGCCTGCCCAGATGTTGTTGACAGCTGGGTCGCTTTGTGCGTGTACGAAGTTCCAGCCGAGGTTTCCTGACTCTGCACGCAAATCGTGTGAAACTTCTGGGTGGATACCGCACCAGTAGTAAGAGCCACGGCGAGCCTTGGCCTTATTGGAGCGGAGCTTAGCAACAGCTCTACGGATGTCAGCAGAATCGATTGTATCAGTTGCAGCAATTGTTGCTGTTGAGGTACGAGTTCCGCCGTAAAGAACATTTGTTCCGCCGATTAGGGTTGTTCCGACAACTGCGTCGATAGAGTCAGCGAGGTTGTATGCAATGATGTTTGCAATAGCTGGGTCTACATCGGCGAGTGAGAACAACTCAAGAGCGCGGGTTACTAGCACTGCATTACCGTACTCGTTAAGAGTAATGGTTACAGATGTTGGGGTTGACAATGCAACTGCATCTGGGTCAACTGTCTCAGATAGAGTTGATGTCTTCTGGTCCAAATCAACATAGCGCTGTAGCACTACGGTTTGTCCTGGCATTGCTTGGCGAGCTGGACGCTTATCCGCGACCGAACGAAGTAGTGGTTCGGAACGGAGAGCAAACTCGAGAAGGCGGTCATACGCCCTCTGTACGAGACCAGCGCCACCAACTGTACCGCCGAGTGATGTGCTCGCGGTTGATGTATATTGGTTTGACATTAGTTTTTAGTCTCCTAGACTATGAACGGTTAGTTATTGTGAGCGCAGAAGAGATAGGATTTCATCTGCTGAACCAGCTTGGTTCAAGCGTTGTTCCAAATCCATTCCTGCGTCTGGTGTCACAGCACCTTGTGTCAGGATATCTTGCTGGCGTAATGCCGACAAATCCTGTGTGGGTACTTCCTGTCTAGCTACTTCTAGTCCGAACAAGTCTGCGTTATCATCGAGCCAGCGTGATACTGACTCCTCGTTAACTTCATCCAAGTCCTTCATTACTAGGCGTGCAGCCTTAAGGTTGACACCCTTCTTTTCTAGGACTTCTTTTACGGTTCTCTCACGCTGCACCTTGGATAATCCCTCAAGTTGCTCAGTGAGTTCCTTGATACGCTTCTCATCTGCTCGCTTAGCTTTGCGGAGTTTCTTAAGTAAGTCACTCTCACTACTACCAAACGATTGACTTTCGGTATCTAGGTCATCGTCTTCATCCCAGTATGTGTTGCTCATAGCAACTTCCACCCTTCTATTCATTGTTAGTCGCAAGCCTCAGTTTAGATGGGGAGTCTATCCTGGCTCTTGCTACCGGTCGGTACGCCAAGTGGGGCCGGTCGGTCCACTTAGGATTCTATATTAGTCCGCCTACGCTTCTGCCGATTCTACCGCGTCCGGCTTTTCCTTCGAACTGTGCCTCTTCAGTAGCAACAAGTTTCTCTCTTGCACGCTTAGCTGAAGCTAAATCTTGGAACTCTTCTTGCTCTGCCTGTAGTCGGCCGTTTTGTTCCATACGAGCACCGTATAGAGCGCTTAGCTTCTCAGCTGTTGGTAGCTTCTCTGCTACTCTAGAAAAGCCCTTACGAGCCGTCTCTAGGGTTTCTCCACCGGCCACTAGGGTTTCAATGCCAAGTCCTTGACGCTGAACATTGCTAAAGCCAGTAGGCGCTGTTGGCGCTGACTGTAGTCCAATGGTTAGATTCTGAGCAAGTGCTGCTCCGCCAATCTCAGCAGATAGAACCTTGCGCTGTAGCGCTGGTAGCTGATTAACTGGGTCGATAGCATATGCTACCAAGTCAGCATTGGTTAGCTCAGGGTAGAGCTGCTCAAGTGCCTTACGGGTTTCTCCTGCACCCTTGATTACTCTATCGTAAGCAGTAGATACGCGAGATGCTAACTCATCAGCAGATATGCGATTACCAATTAACTTAGCAAATCTTTCTCGGTTATTGAACTGCTTCAAGTCGTATGATGTAAAAATTTTATCGAATGCCTTTTCGGTTGCTAGGTAGTCTTTGTCGTCTAGCATGGCAAAGCCTGCATCCATTAGCATTTTGTTACCAGCAAAGCGGGTTAGATATGGAGTATTGAATCTCTTATCAAACTTAAGAAGAGCTAACGCATCCTCAGATGAAATATCAGGATATAACTTACGAATCTGAGCCATGACATCCGCTAAGCCAACAACTCCTACAGCTTCAAGAGAAGCCATGACTGCTGTAAATACGGCATCAGAAGTGGTTCTATATTGAGGCTGTTGATTTACTACTGTCTGGAATACTGGTGGCAAGCCTTGGTATGGTATTACACCTGTCTCAACTGCGGTGGTAATAATCTTATCGCCTTCAGCTGCTGCCGCTGTAGCTTCAGCTGCTGCCGCCAGGGCAGTTGCCTCTTTAGCTGCTATGTCTCCAAGGAATACATCAAAGTCAGCAACATACTGATTAATGCTTTCTTCAAGTTTATTCAAGACTTCAGTCGTGCGAGCAGACTGTGTAGCGGTTTGCTCTGCTATGGCTTGACGAAGTTGCCTCTTTGCCTTTGCTGGCATAGCGGCAAGTTCTTTCTTGGAAGGCATAGGGTTAGCCTGAGCACGCTGTCTAGCAACTTGTTGTGCTTGAAACTCTGGGGTTAAATCCTCATCTGGGAGGGTTACTCCACCACCTATATTTAATCGGGCCATAGTCTACCTATCCAATGAAGTTTCTGTAAAGAGTGCGAGCATCACTTATTTTCTGCTGTCTGAATAGTTCTGTGTTTTCAAATTCAGGTAATGTGTACAAGTACTTCTGCCAGTCCTGATATGGCATAAGTTTGTCGCCACTCCATACCGGAGCTAGCTTCTCAAGGTTAACTTGTTCCTCAGGTACACCATAAATCTTTGAGTATGCCCCGATGTAATTACCTAGAGCCTCACGAGGGGTAAGCCCCTGTTGAATGTAAGAAGAAAGTGCAGGCATTGATACCTCAGCCTGAAGGGCTATCTTTGACAAGGTGTTTTCTAGAGCCTGCTTGCTACGAATAGAGTTGATTGATTGCTTGGCCAGGGTCTTCTCATCTACCGCTACACCATAGTCGGCATAGGTACGCTTTAGTAGGTTATAGGTTCCACCTAGGGCGCCACGGCGCATGACATTGGAGTCAGGACCAGCATCGCCGAATAGAGTCTTAGCCTTCTCCTGAACTGAATCAATCAGAATTTGCTGACGCTCTAATGAGGTTAGTGGACCCTTGCGCTTTGTCTCTAGCTCGTTGACGCGCTTAGCGTAATCGTTGAGTTCCTTCTTTGTTGGCTTAACATCTAGGTAATCCCGAACTGATTGCTCATACTCTACAGCCAAAGCCTCGGCTGGAGTTAGGCGAATCTTCTTGGTTTTCTCTATTGTACCAGCTATGTCAAAGAATCCTTGAGCAAGGGTTGGTTGCTGCACAAGTCTATTGACGCTAATTCTGACATCATCGCCGACTGTGTCAGCATATGTCATTACCTTTTCTAGGGCATCAATGTCTTCTGGGCGAATAGGTATCTGCTTAGTTGCAGCCTGACCTAGTAGGTAATCTCTAGTTGGAGCTTTGTTCTTAGCGTATAGTCCAGGTATCTGGGCGAGCTTAACAAGTAAGTCGATTCTTTCCTGATTGTTAAGGCTTGAGAAATATACCGCACCATCTCCGGCTTTATATTGAGTATAGCCATAAGAAGGTATTGAACCAACTCCCTCTTTTAGAACACCGGTAATGGTTCTTTCGCCCTTAAGGACAGGGGTTCCAAGAGGAGCACCAGTTAAGCCGGTGCCTTTTCTTCCGGTACCAGGTACTGTAGCTACAGCATTCTTAGCCTCGCTAGATACCTTATCTGCTGCCTGAGATGGAGTTAACGCTTTACCACCAGGAGTCGGTGATGGTGTGGGTTTTGGCTTCTTATCGTCTTCTGCCATTAGCCTTCTAACTCCTTCTTGAAGAATCTATAGTAGAACTTATAGAACTCTGGATTACGCTCTAGGATTTCTTTTGCCTTACCTGCAAGCCACTCTCTTTGTGGCAGTGCCTTCTGACTTCTTAGGCTATCGCTAGTGATGCCAGCAGCATTAAGTGCTGCATCTCTTAGGTATAGATAGTCACGAAGTCCTTGTACTGCATCTGAATCATCGAACTGGTCATCTGCTGCCATACGGCGTAGTTGTTCCATGCTGCGCTTGCTTGCGAATACATCAAACTTAATGCTCATGCCTGCAGCAATAAAGCTGTCACGAAGAGCCTTAGATGCCTCGTCGTATTGTGGCTCAGAGATAGCTCCACCAACTAAGCGAGCTTGTAACCTATCTAAAGCTGCATAGTAACGAAGGCTTGTGGCTCTTTCGATTAGCTCCTTAGAAGTAAACTTCTCTTTCTTTCCTGCTCGTACCTGCCAACGATATAGCTCTGAAGAGAACCCACCGTTAGGGTAGGCATAGCCATATACATCAGGATACTGGTCAATTACCTCAGGGTTACGCTTAATCAACTCGTAAGTCATCAAGTTGGTAGGCGCACCTGCTGATGTATTGATGATAGCAAAGATAGCCTCTGGGCCATATAGGTCCATAAAGTCAGCATAAGCCTGATTAGGGTTACCGCCAGCCTTTAGTTCTAATTGCTTGAAGTCATTATACAGGGCTGTCGATAGGATAACATTACCATCATCAAGGGTACTTAGTCCCTGTGGTTGGAATGGGAATGGAGATACAAGTCCAAAGAATCCACGGAACAATGTAAACCACTGTGCGAACTTGTTGGTATCCTTCATTAGCTGGACTTGGTCTTCGTATTCATCCAGATTATAGTTACCACCAGATGCTAAGTAATTCATTACTGGGGCAAATGCTGCTGCATAGGCGTCCTCTTGGACACCTGCTGCTGCTAGAATGCGGCGCCAGTTTCCTGGTAGGAATCCCTCTAGGATACCTGATTTCAAGTCAGGCTCACCGAATGGGAAGATAAACTTATTGATTGAATCTCTCATGCCAATCGGAGCAATATTGATTGGGTTTACTCCGAAGTTATCTAGAACCTTGAGGCCAACCTGTAGTCCTGGACCAACGCCTGGCATCAAGCTACCCGAAGCAAATGCGAAGTTCAACGACTGTGGAGTTGCGCCAATAGCATACGGGCCTTGTGTGCTAGCTCTTCCAGTTGCCAAGTTAGATAGGAAGTTTAGTCCTGTTCCTGCGAATGGCAAGAAGAACTTACGCTGTCCATCCATTGGGTCAGTGAAGAAGAAGCCTTGGTTAGGGTCATAATAATCTTTAGCGTCAGTTAACTGATATAGCGCTGAAGATTCAGGCTTAGTTAGCCACTGTAGACCCTTTTGGATTCTATAAACCTGTACTGGGTTATCAAGTGCAATCTCGCCCCAGCGACGGATAGTATCTTCCCATGCTTGTCCGAATGGCAATAGCAGGCGAAGCTGATGGAATAGTAGACGCTTACGAGATGCATCATAGAATAGTTCAGCAACATGCTTGCTTGCTACCATAGAAGCATACTCATGTGCTTCATCTAGGGTGATGTTTCCACCTGGCTTAGCAGACTCGAAAGCCTTCCATACTGGATGCTTCTTGCCGATTGGTTGTCCCTTCCAGCTCATAAGAGGGGTTAGGGAATCCTTAGCAACATTACCTAGGCGTGCAACTGCAGCTTCATCAAGTCCTGCTGAGATATCATAGATTGCATCCCAGTACTTCTGGCGCCATTCTGGGCCCATTGTAGTTACGGACTCTAGCTTTGTTGCCTTATCAAAGAACCATTCGCTTATACGAGCACCGGCACCTAGAGTTTCTTTTCTAGTTGTATACCGTGTCTCAGGTATATTCATCTCTAAGTCGTCCCAGAATCCTTGACCATCAAAGTTTGTACGGAGCACATCAGCAAACTCTTGGTTTGCATCCTTGATTGCCTTGCGTCCTGCAGCCATTTCTTTAGCATTACGGATTGAATTCTCTGCAGACTTTACACCACTTGGTACCGTAATACTGAGTCCTGGTGTCTCTAGTTTACCATAAGCAATCAGATTCTTGATAGCCTGAGAAGCATCTCCACCGCGGCCTGCAGCCTCTTCGATACGAGCAGCAAGAGATACAGCCTTACCAGTCTCATCTACGCCACTGAACAGGTAGTTCATGGCGCCTTCCTGGGTCAATAGCCAGTCTCTAATCTCTGGCTTCTGCTGCTTAGCAAACTGAGTCCACTCAGCCTTACCGGTTCCTCTTAAGAAATACTCCACAGTAGCTAGTTGATTATCAACTGTTGGACCAGTAGCGGCTACAACTCTACCAATCGGTGATGCATGTAGGATACGGATTTCATTAGCAAGTCCTTCCCACCAGCGTGGGTGTCCATACTTGCGTGGCATGAATCCAGCGAATCTAATAGCAGCTCTTACATCGTTATCAAAACCTGATACTGAGCGGTTAGACATGAAGTTTACATAGCTGTTGGCTACATCATGGGCTAGGGTTTCTGCAGCAAACTCTTCTGCAGCAGATGATAACTTGAAGTTATCTCCCATAACTGTATGTCTGAATGGGTCAAATTTGTTAGCAAGTTGACGCCATCTAGGTCCACCGTCACGACCAAGCCACATACCCATAGCCATAATTGGGTTATTGAAGAATGAGATGTGCCCAGTGCCAAGTACGCGAATCTGTTCTTCAGCAATGTTGCGTAATATGTACGCTGGGCGCACCAATACGATACGCTTCCAGATAACATTTGTAGCTGTATCCAAAGCTTTCTTGATTTCATTGGCTGATTTGCCACCAAATGAAAGCTTATTAACGAATGAAATTGTATCTAAAAGCTCTCTTGCATCAGGGAAATAGACCATTGAATTCAAGAATTCAGAGTCTAGATGTGGGCCAGAAATGCTTACTTTCTTACCACCAGATATGATATAATCTAGTTTAGCTCCAGCCGCATGGCGAGCTGCCCAGTAGTTGCCCATCTCTTCGGTACCATTACGGAAGATACGAGTAACTTCCTTTAGCAACTCTGGGTCTAATGCAGGGTTAGTTACATTAGCTTTATAAATCTCATCAAATAGACGAGCAGAGGCTGTATATCCTGCCTCAGATGCATCATCTGTCAAGGCTACAATATCTGCTAGTTCATCAAGGGTAGTCTCAGCTACCTTGGAAATTCTACCATAGGAGTAAATTGCGTCAATAAGAGCATCTTTATCTGCAGCGTGAATAGCCTTACCGGTAGGCACAATTGTTGAATAGCCAGTAGCTAGGCTCTTCTGAATCTTCTCTACATAAGGAACACGGCGAATAGCTCTAGCGGCTAAACCCTTTACGGCATTAGCCATAGTGACAGCTTGACCAGGAACAATCTTAGAGTTGATTACCTGCTTCATAGCACGGCCAGTAGCGGTTCCTTTATCAAGAACATCTGCTACAACTTCACCCTTAGCAATAGCTGGCGCTAGGGCTGCCAATACTTCTTCACGAGTTCCTGCTGCAGCAATAGCCTTAGACTGTTCAACGGTAAATCCACCGCGTCCACCGCGTTGCTTACCTAGTCTCCAGATTTGCTTCCAGTCAGTTATATCTGCGAGAACATCAACTGCAGGAGCAGCCATAGAGCTGCTTAAGAATCCAGCTACCTTTTCTGGACTCCAAACCATGTTGTCATATTCATCAGAAATGCGAAGCTGGGCAGCCATTGCATCTTCAAAAGCCTTTTGACTCTTCAATACATCAGGGCCTGAGGCTGCTTCTAGTTCAGATAGCGCTTGGCGAGTACGAGCAGCAGCTTCTTCTAGCTCTGCATCTTTTGCTATCTTTAGGGTGTAAGCTTTGGCAGCAGCTTTGCCTTCAGATATTCTAGCGACTCTATCTGCCTCTTTAGCGGCACGAGATGCTTTTGAATACGCTAATACTGGGTCAAGCTTGAATGATAGTAGCAATTCACCGATAGCGGATATGATGCTACCATAGCCAGTCTCAGAGTTGCCGAATGTAATTGTTTCAGTTACTGGGTCAAAGATAGACCAAGGGCGGTAGTATACATCGTTATCAACCTTGATTGCAACCTTAGATGTTTCAAGCTTTGCTTGACGGGCTGCGAATCCTGCACCGGTTTCCTCAGATGGGAAGAATCCAGCACCTAAGTCTATTCTTCCTTCGTCCTGAAGTTGCTTTGTTATCTGACCAATCTTGGTCTGCTGTAGTAACTTCCAAGGAGAATCAACATCCTCGCCTTGAGCGCCTTGTAGTAAACCGGTAGGTAAACCTAAATCAGCACGAGTCTTTGTCGGGTCCTTTGGATTGCCAGTCCAGAAGTCAATCTCTCCACGCTGCCACAAGTCGATGCTCTGCTTAAGTTGTCTAGCAGCTCCACCGATAACTTCAACTGGTGTTTCAAATAGTACAGTCGCTCCGCGAGACAGACCTTTTAGCGTAGTCCATACTCTGCCACGGAAAGTCTTATTAAACTTCTCATTAGATATACGCTGAGCTTCTTTGAAAGCATCTAGTTCACGCTTAGCGCGGGTCTGCTTGTCAATCTCAGCGAGTGTGCGCACAAGTTGATTATCAGGAACAGCGCCATACGATGAAAGACTTGCAAGCACGCCACCAGAAAGCTCCGGGTTATTTACAATCAGATTACGAGCGATAGCACCTTGCTCACCTGGTATGAGTTGAGATGCCTTAACAAGCTCTTCGTAATCAGCTTGAGTCTGGGTAAGGTTGCGTTCCTGAACACCTACGATTGACCAGGTACCGTCAGGATTCTTCTTGACGCCTGGTTTGCTCACAGATTACCTGCCGGTTCATCCACTAACTCTAGGATACGGCGTAAGTCTTGATTGCGTGGGTCACGCATATACATTGCACGGATAGCCTGAATACCGCTATCAACATCCTGTCCTAAGCCAACGCCTTGTGGTAGGTTTAATACTTCACTACCAGGACCTGCGCCCATATCAACGCCTGCTGTAATTGGTTCATCAGGACGCTGGGTTGGTGCATCTAGTGGAATCAACGGCTCTTGAACTAGCTCTCTTGCCATTCCCATCTGCCCAGTCGGTGCAGCAGTTGGTGTAATTGGAGCAGCCTTGCGTTGCTCATTCACTGCCTTGTTCTGTCCATATGCAAAACCTGAATAGTCTGTATTCATACCACTCTGTCCGTTACCACCCATTGGGTTGATGTTGTTTGGATTATTCTGAGGAGCTGTGGGGCGAAACCCTCCACGATTCTCAACGGCCATTTACATCCTCCTCGGGTGTATAAGAATATTCTTCTGCTGATAGTAACATACCCTTGGCTAACCATGGGTTCATATTTTCACTTACATCTGTCATAAGGTATCTTGTACCTTCGAAGTCACTCCACTCGCTAACAAGTACCCAGCCTGTACATATCTGACTATCGGAATCTTCTAGCTCTTCAGCTAGTATTCTCATAGCATCATTTATGGCTTCGGTAAACTTGCTCACTTAGCTTGCTCCTCTACTTGGTAGGGGGCTGCTGTGTAGGCACTGACTCTTGCGGCAACTTCCATTGCTGCGAGGGCATCAGCACCTGCATAAAGAGCGCCAAGTGCGTAAGCACCTCCGCTGCCGATGGCGTAGAATCCTGCTTCACTCTTCATCACCGCCAAGTCTTGGTCGACATCAAAGAGCTCGCCACCAACTGCGATTAGAAACTGGAACCTTAATCCATCTTTATCTTTGTCGTGAGGTTCATCAAAATTGTAACCATTATCAATCAGGCATTTGCGCAGTGAAGGCATAGCCTTAACAATCATATAGCGGTAAGCATCTTTCTTATCTTTAGCCGTAAAGGCCGGTGGAGTCCAGATGTTCTGAGCTATATCGCAAGGAGCTACTTCTCCTGCTCCTGCAATTAGCAACGCACCGCGTTGTGCAATCTTCTTCATAACTGGGTGGGAGTAAACTTTACCACCATCATCAGTTATTCTACTGTCGGCTACGATGACTGACTTGTCATCATATTCGACGCCTATAATCGTTGTAATTGTCCCCTCCTAAACTATCTTCTCCGAATTGTCCTTACGCTGGCATTAGCTTCGCCACTACCTGTAATACTAGATAGCAAACTCATAATGTCTGGACGAGCTTGTTCAACTGTAGGAACTGGTTGTTCCTCAGGAGCAAGAGCGCCTCCTACCGGAGCTGCAGCAGGAGCAGGGGACGGTTGCTCAACCGCTTGAGGGGCTCCAGTAGGAGGAACCTGTGGTTGTGGCGCTGGCTCTGGGAAGATTGCTTCGACAGCATCTTCTATACTCCGTCCCTTTTGACGCGCCTTGATTACTGAAGCAATCTTCTGTACGATATCGCTTGGGTCTCCACCCTGTGCTGCTATCTGTGGGATTGCTTGCGTGTAAGCCTGTAGAGATGCAAGAAGCGCTGTGCGCATTTCTTCAATCTCAATCTTCTCAAGTTCCTGGCTAACATTAACTGTAAATGGAAGTTCACGCATAGCCATATCTTTGGAGATAAGTTTACCACCAAGAGCTTGTAGCATGAATATCAAACCTTGTGCTGGGTTTAATCCTGCCAACATTCCATAACGAACATCAGCTGAGAAGTCACCCTTAATATCTTTGCGTGGGCTGTAGGTAATCTCGTATGGGCTACCTGCATCTACACCACGGATTGTCTTCTCTTGTGGGAATATCTCTTCATCAACTTGGAAGCAAATCTGAATTACATCACGGAGGGCGCTGGCAAAGACAGCCTGTGCAGATTTGACCTGGGTATCGAATGCGCCCATGAGAGCCTGGACGCCCTGACCCGTGACAATCGACGCGTCGATGTTACCTGTACGGCCTTCTGGATATCTGGCACCAACACGCAATTCTTGATTAAGAAGAGTCTGTTCAGTGAATGCACCTTGTGGTAGTGTTAGTTCTACGCGGCGTACGCCTGCTGGGTTTGCAGTACGGATGATTGCGTCTCCACCAAGTTGTAGCTCTTGTACATCTTGTGGTAGTACAATCGGAGACTGTACCGACTTCTCTGCTGCCTCCATCGCAAGGAGTGCAAAGCGGTTGCGTAGCAACTGGATACCGATGATATCATCAAACTGTCCACGCATATCACCATCAACAGATGGCTTGCGTGCAACAACTACCATCATCTTGCCAAGAGGATTCTTAGCGGTAGATAGAACTAGGTTGTTCTTATCAGGTAGATAGATTACTGATTGGTCCTTGTCATAGTAACGGACCATTTCAACAACTGCGTTCATCTCTTGTCTGTAACCTTGGCCACCGAGTAATTGACGCTCGTACTCAGGGAACATGGATACCAATTCGCCGAGGGTCATCTGGTAGCGCTTAGCGAAAGCTATGCAGCGTCCGTATCTATCAAAGTCAGGATATGAGCCAATCGGATTCTCAAGACGAATACGAGGAAGCTTTGCTTCGGTATCTAGTTCAATGATGAATGGCAAGAAGCCGTAGGTTAGATACCAGTCTGCTCCCGAGTACATCTGGACCGATAAGTCCGAATGTGCAAAATAGTTAGAAGCGATACGAGTGCGCTTATCCGCAAAAGCTCTAGCCCTATCTGAAACTTGATTCGCCGCGGAGCAGTTGACAGCTGGGAGGGGGGCCATAACTTCTGACAAGTCTCTCGCAACAATATCCACAAAATTTGCAACGACATTCGCATCTACACCTTCTGGAAAGAAATCAGGATAGACGCTAGCAATGTTACCGCGACGGACTGCTAGGACATTCTGTTGACGAACATCCCTGTCCATTGCACGATAGCGCAGCGAGTCAACGCGTGCAGCAATCTGTTCAATTGATAGTGCCATAGTTTCCTATCCGTATATATCCGACCATTGCTCAGCAAAGGCGTCATCTAGATTGATTGAAGTTTTTCTGTGTGTCTGTGCTCTTGTTGCCCAGCGATTCTGCATCCACTTGGCTGCACCCGACTGTTGTTGCATAAGTTCTCTAATGCGTATGATTACGAACCATAGTGCCATAACGCAGTCTGTTGCGTTGCGGGTATCAGGCTTCCAGGTAATCAACTGCTGTACCAAAGCCTTTAAGCCTTCGCTACCTTCATTGCTTGGTAGCTCTATGATGTTGTTGTCTTGAAATCTTCCATCTCTAATAGAGCCAAAAAGAGGCGCCATAGAAGCCACACCAAAGCTAGTATCCCACTTATTCTTACCAGTGAAGTGAGAGTTGAGCTGACAGCCGTAGGCTGCGAGCCAGGAGCGCAAGTCATCATCTAATGCGTAAGCTTTCTGGTGTGCGTTAATCTCAATGCGTAGTTCCTGAGGGCGGTACTTCTGTACCCATTCCTCTATCAAGCCTCTAATCTTCATAGGATTAGGCTCTGTCATGTTTATAGCATCGAGTATATAAATCATTCCATCAGCACGGTTGTATGTAGCTACAACTGCTGCGGTATTACCTGTCATGGCTGGGTCTAAACCTATTACGGTATAAGCAGACTCTAGGTGCTTCGGGTGTCCTGGGACTCCAACTTTAAGCGGTCCGCGCTTTCGCATACCATTAACACATCCCGCCACTGCTGCTGGCGCGAATATAGCGTCTTCGACGACATCTTCTTGTTGGTAGACCATCGCCCATACGGAAGGTGCCACTTCACTACGCCGAGTAAAAAGCGAAGGGCCATCCCACTTAGGGTAGAGTCCTTCGGCGTTAGCTTCATCTTTATCGCCCTCCGGCCTGTCCGTCCAAGGCCAAAGCGTTTTCCAATTCTTCGGTTTCTCATCAAACTCCAAGACGGCGGGTTGAGCAAAGTATGTGAATGGCGACTTGCCACCCGTCCATTGTTGTCCGTCCCGTATCATCTTATATAAGTCAACGGGTGCAACACGGGTCCCTACGATAAGCAGTTTCCCGTGTCGACCCAAACGCGTGATAACTTCTTTCTGAAGCCATTCAATTTGCTTCTCCCACTCATGGGCGTTGGAGTTCATCACGACATCGTCTAGGATAATCAAGTCGGCACGGGCACCATAAATCTGGCTACCAAAGCCGAGAGCCTGTACGGTAGGGTCTTTCTCCCCTGAGTCTCGTCCAGTTCCTAGGTAAATCATATCAGCAGACCAAGTCTGTGAATCGGCCTTGTATCCGCCCTGCGGACCGAAGGCCGTTTGTAGCTTAATCCAATTCGGGTGTGAGAGCCTTGTCTTAATCGCGCTTAGAAACTTGCGGGCCATGCCCTGGGTTTTAGAGACTACGATAATTCTAACATTCGGGTCCACCGCTAGTCGGTAGGTAACATAGTTAATCGTTATCACCGTGGACTTGGCGTGCTCGGGTGGAACATTAATCAGGACTCGGTTAGCGGCGCCGGGCTCGTATATCATCGCCGGGTGTAGCCACCGGGGCTCGCGCCCTTCAATTAAGTCAATCCAGTCCCTATGATGGTCAAAGAGCTTGGTGTCTAGGAACTGCTCAGAGAAGTCCTCGAAGGATATGTCCTTGAGGTTCTTCAAGTCGGCCTTGACGCCCTTGCCTTCCAGGCGGGCCTCGTCGGCTCTTTGTTTAAAGTCAGCATCCTTCATCGTCCATTGACGGAAGGTTACCTCATTGCGGTTGACTGAGAGCATTGCCTGCCCAATAGTCGCCCCCTGAGCTAGCTGGAGGAGGACGCGTTCCTTGGCCTCGGCCATAGGGATGTCCACCTTGCCCGGCTTTCGCCCCATTCGTCCCTCCTACCGTAAAATCACACCAATAACGCCCGTCAGAAAACGGGCATAACACCCCCATATATATTATATTATTATAATTATATATTATATAAGCGAGCGAGCCGAAGAGCGAAGCTCGCTCTATATATGGAATTATATATTACATATATAGAAAACCTGTTCAAATCGGAAAACCGAACAGGTTTTCCTAATAT